ATGAATGAAAAATTTATACAAAACCTAGATAAACTACCTGCAGATGTAAGAAGACAATTTGTTTTACTGGCTAATCAGTACGGAGAAAAGAAAAAACAAAAATCCATACAGGATGATTTCTTAACTTTTGTAAAACACGTGTGGCCAGATTTTATAGAAGGCTCGCACCACAAACGTATAGCAGATAAGTTTAATAAACTAGCCAGTGGAGAAATAAAAAGATTAATTATTAACATGCCACCAAGGCATACTAAATCTGAGTTTGGTTCTTATCTTTTGCCAGCCTGGATGGTAGGCAGAAATCCTAAACTAAAAATTATTCAGTCAACTAACACAACAGAACTTTCTGTAAGATTTGGTCGTAAGGCAAAAGCCTTAATCGATTCTGTTGAGTATCAAAAAGTTTTTAAAACAAAATTAAGAGAAGACTCTCAAGCAGCAGGTAAATGGGAAACAGCTCAAGGCGGAGAATATTATGCAGCGGGTGTAGGATCGGCAATCACAGGAAGAGGTGCAGATCTTCTAATTATCGAT